CCGGAAAGGTACTGCCCCCCGCCGGCGGGCGCGGTGCGGGTTCGGAAGCCCCAAAATATTTCTAGGTGTCAATTTTTTTGAAGGGCTTCCGCATTTTTGGCCCACGAAAAGGGGGTACAGGTTAAAAAATGTAAGTCCGGGGCGAACATGGCGGTAACGTCACCGGGATGGCGGACGCTTACAATTTGTAAGCAACTCACGTTTTGTCGGTGCCAACAAATCATTCCGGTGTGATCTTGTTGAGGTCAACAAAATCGGGATAGACCATCTTGCCGGGGCTGGCAAAATGGCGGCTATGTCATAAAGTGTTTACATTTGAAAGCCACAACCGGCAAAAGATAAGACGTTATAAGACGGTTTTGGTGCTATACTTAGTACAGTGGAATTATGGAAAGAGGCCCCACGGCGGCGAACCGAGGGGCCTTTTTCATACACTATTGCTTACAAGTTGTAAGCGACCCGAAAAAATGCCGCAGGACCGGCGGCGAAACTGAATGCTCTGCCTGGATGATTTGCCAGACGGGGCATTTTTTATTGGAGGAAAACCAAATGGCAAGGCGAAGCGATGAGCGCGATGCCGCCCGCGCTGAGTACATTGCCCGGATGGAGAAGGACGGAGAAGTGAATCTTCGACAGCTGGCGGACGATCTCCATCTTAAATATGATACGGTCCGCCGCTGGAAGGCAAAGGACGGGTGGGGCCCGCCCGCACCCCGGAAGCCCGGCGGACAGCCGGGAAACAAAAACGCCGTGGGCAACCCCGGCGGCGGGGCACCTGTCGGGAATGAGAATGCAATGAAGGATGGAGCCTATGCGACCATCTTCTTTGACAAGCTCACCCCGGAAGAAAAACAGATCGTAGAGAATGCGCCTCGGAACAGCACCGAGCTGACATCCCACGAAATCGGTGTACTGCTGCTCCGGGAAAAGTACATTCTGGACAAGATCAAAGAGTATCAGGCTTTACCGCCTGACCAGATGATTACATCCAGCGTCATGGATATGCGAGTACCCGGCGGACGTGGCAAGCGGAAGCGGGACGGCGCAGACCAGCAGATCGGTATGTATCAGAAGGAGACCCCGGCACAGCGTATCTTGCAGCTGCAGGAAGCCTTGAACAAAATTCATGGCCGCATCCTGTCTGCGGCGGCCCAGATGCAGAAAAACGAAATGGACAAGCTGCGCCTGGAAACCGAACAGCAGCGGCTTGAACTGCTGCGCATCCGGGCGACCGGCGAGATCGGAGAACCGGGGGACGGTGACAAAGATGCTGTACACGAGTAAGGCCGTTGGCGAATGGCTGGGTATCACTGACCGTCAGGTGCGGAACCTGCGGGATCAGGGCGTGCTGTCCGAAGTCCGGCCCGGTGTCTTTGACATGAAGGTCTGCGTCCGGCAATACCTGAACTTCAAGATCGGCAACAAAGACGATCAAGCCCGCCTTGTTGCTGCCCGTGCCGAGAGGGAGGAAACCCGCGGCAAGATCGAGAAAATGCGGATGGAGGAAGCCCAAGGCGACCTGCACCGCACCGAGGACGTGGAACGCGCCCTGAAAACCATCTTTGCAAATTTCAAGAGCCGGCTGGAAACCATCCCGACTAAGTACGCAAGTACCATGGCACAGCTGACCGACCCGGCGGAAGCACACGATATTCTGCAAAAGGCCGTGCAGGAAGCGCTTGTGGAACTGAGCGATCCGGAAATTGCGCTGGCGGCACCGGAGGAGGAATCCGAAGATGAGCAGGAAGAATAAGTGCCGGCACTGTGTATGGGGCACACGGCTGAATGAGATCCAGCAGTTCTGTCCGTTCAAGAGCTGCGTCAAGAAAGGCGGCAGCGAACATGGCGATGATCCACCTGGAACCGCAGACGGCGGAGATGTTCAGCCGGGCGCTGGGAGCGCTGAAACCGCCCCCGAACCTGACCCTTAGCCAGTGGGCGGACAACTACCGGCGCTTGTCGGCGGAAGCATCTGCGGCACAAGGACGCTGGAACACGGACAATGCGCCGTTCCAGCGGGAGATCATGAACGCTATCGGAGATGTGCATATCCGCAAGGTGGTAGCCATGATGTGTGCCCAGTCTGGCAAGACGGACGGCCTGATCCTGAACACCATCGGGTATTACATGAGCTACTACCCCGCCCCCATCATGATCGTGCAGCCTACGGTGAACCTGGGTGAAAGTTTCAGCAAAGACCGGCTGGCAACTATGATCCGGGACACTCCGGTGCTTCGGGGCCTTGTGGATAACAAGAGCCGCTACTCTGGCAACACCATCATGAAAAAGAACTTTGCCGGTGGTCAGCTCACCATCGTTGGCGCAAACGCCCCGACCGATCTGCGCGGCCGCCCCATCAAGGTGCTGCTGGCGGACGAGGTAGACGCTTACAAGGCAAGCGCCGGCAAAGAAGGCGACCCGGTCATGCTGGCCGAACAGCGTCAAACGACCTACTGGGATTACAAGACGGTGCTGGTGTCTACCCCCACCGACAAAAACAACAGCCGCATTTTGGACGAGTTCAACGCATCCACCCAAGAGGAATGGACGGTGCCTTGCCCGAACTGCGGCTTTTATCAGCCCTTTGTTTGGGACAACATGGTGTTCGACAAGGAAAAGTGGCCGGAAGGCGGCGTGCAATACCGTTGCGCCGAGTGTGGCTGCCTTGACAACGAATACCGCTGGAAGAAGAACAGCCTGCAAGGAAAGTGGCACGCAGAACACCCGGAACGGTCTGTGCGGGGCTTCCACATGAACAAGATCGGCTCCACCCTCTGCGGGTGGGACAAGATCGTGGAGGACTTCATTGCTGCTGACTTGGATGCACAGCGCGGCGACTACGAGAAGATGCAGGTCTTTGTGAACACTGACCTTGGCTTGCCGTGGGAAGAACCGGGCGAAACGGTGGAAGCAAACAACCTGCTGGATCGCCGAGAGTTCTACGAGGCGGAAGTGCCGGACGGCGTGGTGTACCTGACAGCCGGTGTCGATACGCAGGACAACCGCTTTGAGGCGGAAGTCGTGGGCTGGGGCATCGGCAAGGAAAGCTGGGGCATCCGGTATCAGCGCATCTACGGCGACCTGAAACGTGGACAGGTCTGGGCAGATCTGGACGATTTCCTATCAAAGACTTGGAAAAAGAAGGACGGCACGGAACTGTCCCTGCGGTGTGTCTGCATGGACAGCGGCGGCCACTTCCCGGATCAGGTCATACGGTTCTGCAAAGAGCGCGAGGAACGGCACATCTGGCCCATCAAAGGCCGTGGCGGTATGGACGTACCATACCTGCGCAACCCCACAAAGAACAACCGCGTAGGCGGCGAGCTGTTTACGCTGGGCGTTGATACCGGCAAGAACCATGTCCTTGCCCGGTTGAAGGTGCTTATCAAAGGCCCGAACTACTGCCACTTCCCGGCGGCAGAGGATGCCGGGTATGACGAAAACTATTTCAAGATGCTTACTGCGGAGCACAAGGTCACACGCTGGAAGTCTGGCCGCAAGGTGGAGCGGTGGGAGCTGAAAGACCCGGCACAGAAACGTAACGAAGCGTTTGACGTTCGGAACTACGCAACGGCGGCGCTGGAAATCAGCAATCCCCCCGGTTTGGAGATCCCCGGAGAGGAAGCACCCCGCCAGACCGCACCGCGCCAGTACCGCAGAAGAAGATCAGGAGGTATCTAAACAATGCCGATCATCTCAAAAGAAGCCGCGCAGCGGCATCTTGATATGTGGATGGAAGCAGAAGCTGCTGTTTCGACAGGGCAAAGCTACCAGATCGAACAGATGATGCTGACCCGTGCCAGTTTGAAACAGATCCGGGAGAGCATTATCTTCTGGGAAAAGAAAGTAGCCGAAGCGGAAGCAGAAGAAAAAGGCCGGGGCAGAAACCGAATCTACCACTTCTCGCCGCATGATGTGTAAGGACGGTGGACTACATGGCAAATATTCTGGATAAAGCCATTGCGGCAATCAGCCCTGAAAAAGGGTATCGCCGCGCTGTGGCACGCGCCGCACTGTCCGTCATGAACAACGGCACCGGCTACGGAAACTACGGAGCAAGCCGCATTTCCCGCGCTATGCGCAGCTGGCACGTTGGCGGCGGCAGCGCAAAAGAGGATATCGAAGATAATCTTGATAAAGCACATAGAAAGCAGAAAATCACTGGTAAAAATGAACAATAAGGGATAACCGCAAGCGGGGTGCGCTTGGCGGCTTGTTTGCTTTACGCTAAAATCCACAAAAACAGAGCCGAAAATTTGTTGCATTTAATGCTTTACTTTTCAAAGTGACGTATTCTCAAAACTTTTTGTTGACACGGCTCGATTTTTGTGGTAATCTATCCTAACAATTGAATATAACATATTTTTACATATTCGTTCAGGCCCTGCGGGGCTGAACATCTTGGCTTTCAGCCGTTACATAACCGACTAGCATGACCTTCCAGAAAAAGCGAAGGCAGGGCTGGTCTGTTTTTGTGACGGCTTTTTTGTTGCCGTTTTGCCCGTTGCACCTTGAAAACCGCATGACCGTCTGCATGGGATACCCGGCGATGACCCCCCCCCCAGTGGGAGAGCCGGAAAACGCCGCCGGAAGGGGGGCAGGAAATCTATGCAGGGAGAACGGCAGGACGTTGATTTCTCAGTTGCGGAGTAAAGCGATGTACTCAAAATGAGCACATCGTTTTCCGTAACGCCAATGAAAGGACGGAATGCCTATGAGTAATTTTACCCCTGCATGGTTCAAGAAAGGCTTCTTCAACGAATCCCTGTTTTGTGACGATTTTCTCAGTACCCACC